TCTGGTCCCATAGAGACCACAAATAGGACAGTTGTCAGCAGTTCATCGTATCGAATAGTTTCATCAGCTTTGATGATGCCACTTTCAAATTCTTTCTCTGACTCAGGAATGGCACAAAGGATTTTGTAACCACTAGGTTTGGGCAATTGTGTTGCCTTGTCATCATTCATCAAATTCTTCCATTTCGTGCGTCAGGTCTTGCATGAAGGATTTAGCAGTGAGGAGACCTGTAATTTCCCCACATATCCCTGTGTACTCGTTGTAATCCCTAGCTGCTCTTGCGCCTAGAGACTCTTCAAGATGTTTGACTTTATCGTCAATTCGTTTAGCCAAAATAGTCATCGCCTTGTGAAGCTCATAACTCATTTCTCAGCCTTTGGTTTTTGTTCAGCTTGTTTAGCCTGATGTGCGCGCTCTTCTTGAGCACTTGTGTACTCATGCGCGCGTTTCTCACGGTCAGTCTCTCGCTGATGATGTAACTGTTCACGGTGCTTCATAAGGTCAACACCTGCTGAGTGACCCATCTGCTCCTGTTGTGTATCTCGTTGGTTCTGTTCGCTGAGCATTTTAAGTGCAGCTTTGGCTCCATCAGCCTCGTGCTGCATGTCGATCTTCTGCTGCTCAAGTGCGTGTTGGGCTGTCAACCGCTGAACCTCAACCTGAAGCTGAGCCATTTTCGCCTGAAGATCGTCGTTGTCCTTCTTGGCTTTCCGCTGCAAGTCCTGCGCCTTGATGTCAAGCTCCTGCTTCTGGAGCATGATGAGCGGATCTTGCGCCATGTCTTGATTCTTCTTCTGCTGAGCCTGCTGCTGATTCTGCTGCAACATTTGCTGCGCTGCCATTGCCGCTTTCTGAGAGACCTGAACCTCCATCTCTGGAGACATCATTACTTCATCCTGATCATCTTCATACGCGGGCAACGTCATACCCATACGTTGTTCAAGCTCTTTGCGGTATTCCATACCCAGATGCTCCGCAATATGTGCGGACATTGCAGCAGATACTTTCTGAGCAAGCTGCTGGTCTTTACCAATCAACTCCATAATGTGCGGGTCCTGCACCGCTGCCATGTGGACAGCGATATGGGCTTTATGATCCTGATATATAAATGCTTTGACCGGCTTATTCTTGAGGATGTTCTGGTTCTCCGTAACCGGATCACGAGGCTTCATCTCATCTTCAATCGGGACTAATTTTTGGTAATTCTTGATCCCCAACACCTCTAACATCTGCCGGTGTAACAATGGCAAGTCGTATAACTGAGGTGCTCCCTGAGCAAGCTGTAGAGCAGCCTGATACTGAACAACCTTCTGAGCCATTGTTGCCGCGTTCGGGTCCGATACGGGGATAACCTCCACCATATCGTAGTCAGACTGCTTGGCTTTACGGTCACCTTCTGATGGCTCGTAGCTATACTCCTCTGGCGTATAGTCGCGGATGATGTCTTTGAGGAGTTTAAACTCCTGCTTCATCGCGTAGTGAATCCGTGCCTGAACCGCACTCATCATCTTTAGAGTGCGCTCTAAGATAGCAAGAGTTGTACCAACTGGGGCTTGAGCGGACATGTCCGAAGTCTCAAGCTGAGCCGAACCCGCAAATCTGCGGCCCTCTTCAATAATCTGCTCTAACAACGCCATCAAAGTCTGACTCGGCTCCTTATATGGGAGCGTCATCAGATTATCTTTGATCGTGCCACTAGGTACGTCTACATCGCGGAATTCCCCCGGAGAGATAGGGGTATCGTCACCTTTGGTACGGAGTCCTCGTGTTTTAAAACCACCCGGAAGGTTAGCAAGTGTACCAGCGTCCACAAGCTGGCGAAGAATACTAGTGCCAGACTTAGCATAAGCGCCAATAAGATGTATAAGTCCAAAGGCGTAGAACCCAAAACCCGGAATATACGGGTAATGAACGAAGTGAGCACGTTTTTGATACGTTTCATCGTCAGGATTCCAATTCCTTCGGATCGCCAAAATATTGTTAGTACTTTTTTCTATAGTAACAATATACGGTAGTGCAATCCCCGTTTCTTCTTTGCCATCTTTAAGCTCATACCCCGGCAAGTCAAGCTCAACCTGCATCTCCAATAGTTTGAACCGGTTATCTTCAGACGCCCGAAACCCGAGCTTCTCAGCAATCTTCTTCTCTACCTCGTCCATAACGCGGGCAGGTTCACCCAAGTCAATGTCCCGATAAAACCCCTCGTGCTGGAGCCGCCGCACATCGTTAGTAGTTTTACGCATCACGTGAGTTACACGTTCCGCAGACTCCAGACTTGATGCACCATATGGGACCACAACATCTTCAGCGGGGACGTACATCGCCACTTGTCGACCCAAAGATGGGTCATAATATACTTTCTTGAAGGCGTTGCCAGCTAGACCTAAGCCCCACAACATCCGTTCATGTTCTGGACGATACTCTTTCATAACGTCCGTTAGCTGGTAGTTCATGTCATCACGAACTCGTTCAGCGGCTTTCTTTTTCTCAGGCGTTTCTTTACCGATGATCTGAGTTTTAACCGGCCCCATAGCCGGGAATGTCTCCATCATGGTTTCAGCTTGAAACTTGACCACGGCTTCTGCAAGCAGTGGGTGATATACGCCGCACGCTCCGGGCCAAGGCTCCATGCGCTCTTCGATCTTCAAACCAAGCAACTCAAGACCATCTACGTATGTCTGAATCCAATCTTTACGGCTTGATACGTCGGTGTCATAGTCGCCCGTTAGCTCCCCCGCAAGCATAGCGAGGTCGGCTTCATCCATGTCTTCAGCCAAATTTTTGCTAAAATCGTCTTCGTCTACTTCCTTCTCCATCACGATTTCAGTATTACCAACTCTGATATTTACTGACTCGGGATCTTCAATCTGAATCTCGATAGGCTCTTCATCCCCAGTTAATTGCCCTATGCCTTGGGGAGCTTGATATAACGCCTTGTCGATAGCCATGCTGTATCCTTAGTAATACGCGGCGCGTTTGCGTGTTTTGAAGAAGCTAAACATTTCATCTGGCTCGTCTGACGGCAAACGCAAGAATCCGCCTTGCCTGAATCTTAACAGCGCAAGGGTAGTGGAGTCCACCAAGTCATCATTAGCGCCACTAGGAAAGTCGTTGCACTCTTCAATAACTTCTTTGGCCCACCTGCGATCAGGGGCGTAAACAATCCCTGATGCAAACAGATCGCTTACTGCATTTACCCTTGCTATCTTATCTTGCCCTTTGCCCGGAGTAAACTCCTGACATGGAATGCCCATCCGCCTGAACTCCTGATACAACGGAGCGCCGTTGGACTTTTTCTCCACCATAAACGCATCAGGCTCCCAATCTTTGTACTCTTCAAGCACCATCTTCTTTAGATCGGGGTACTCCATCCGTTTTTTGATGGAATTAAGCAAAATAATGGCGTGATTGTTGGTTTCTTCGTTAAAAAAGACGCCCCAAGTCGTTAACGCGTTGTAGTCAGACCTATTATTGGTCTCTTGCGCGGCATCCAGACTCATAATTATAAAGTCACATGACGGTGGGTCTTCTCTATCCCAGATTTTCCACCACTCTCTCTTAATTAGCGCCCCCTCTTCAGAAGTGGGGTTCTGCATGTACTGGGCGTTCCAATACCGCACATCAAGAGCAGCTTTTTTAGCTAAAAGTTCTTCAACCGGCCAAAACTCAGGCCATAACGCCTCATCATTGTCTTTGATTGCTGGGAATTCAACCACTTCCCATTTATCTACGCCCTCTTCACGATTCATCTGCGACACAATCTGACCAGTCAGGTCCAATTTAGACCATCTGGTCATCACAACAATGATTGCACCACCCGGCATAAGCCGCTGAAGAGGCCCAGACTGGAACCACTCCCAAGCAGGTAGAAAAACGTCGGGTCGTCCGGTTTTGGCCTCTTGTTCAGAATGTGGATCGTCAATAATGAACAAATCAGCGCCCCTACCAGCGAGAGCACCTCCAACACCAATAGCAAAGTATTCACCATTGAAGTTCGTACCCCATCTTGAGGCCGATTTAGAGTCAGCCTGTAGTTCTATCTGAGGAAAAATATCCCGATAGCTCTCAGACCCCACTAAGTTACGCACCCTTCGACCGAAGTTCACCGCCAAATCAGCAGTGTGTGAGGACATGATGATCTTTTTCTCTGGGTGTTTCCCCAGAAACCATGCTGGTGCAAGGTAGGATATGAGTTCCGACTTACCATGTCGCGGCGCAATGTTAACTATTACGCGTTTTTTTAACCCTTTGGCTATATCTTCAAAGATTTGAGCCAATTTTAGGTGGTGTGGGCCTACTTTATAGCCCGGATAGACATGTTTTACAAAATCTAAGAACGAATTCTTTGCAAGATCTTGCGTCAGGCCCGCTTCGTAGGTCTTGATTAACTCTAAAGTGCGCCTTTTCTGCTTCTCCGGCATCGTCGGAAGAGCCTGCCGCAACAAAAATAGCTTTTCAGGAGTTAGTTGCATCGCCCTGCACTATTTCTCTGGCTTCTACATCAATTACTTTGGACTCCAGACTATCCAAAGTGAGCAAAAGCTCTTTCTCAACCTCTTCCATAGTCTGCACTTTGACTGTCATCTCGCTGCGTTTCTTAAACGCATCAACGCCATCGACTTCCCCTAGCTTAGATAGGGCAGAAATCCGATTTTTAGAGTCCTTGGCGTTCTCGACCTCCATCACCAGCTTATTGACCACGTACATCTTCAGGTCTGATAGCTCATCAACAATAGATACGTTCATCTGAGCGACCATCCCTGCAAGGTATGCAAGGGTCTCATTTGGATACCGCCCAAATTCTGGGCGATGTTGGGGGTCAGTCATCATCATACGAGCTAAATCGTTGGCCTGATCTACGTTGTCTTGCGTAGGCGTAAGCACCTGCCCCGTCAAGTCAGCCATTAGCTTCACAACATTCGCACGCATGTTCAGTTCCTGAGTGGCAGTCAACTCAGGAAAAGCTTCTCGCGCGCTATCTGGAAGAGGAATGTTTTCTTCGATGGGAGGAACAATCGTAGTCATGAGGGTTAATGTATCACAAAAATATATTTATGCAAGGGCTAGGGGAGGTTTGGGTCCCATAAGGGGGTCTTTTTTGTGGAGCAGGGGGTGGGGGTGGGGCGGAAAAAAGGAGTTTTGGAGGGTGTAACTTTACGTATTATTTGAGTTTAATTTGGTAAGCCATGTGATCGAGCTTAGTAAGCCCTGTGTTTTGGGGAATTCTGTAGTTATTTGTGCATGTTCTAGGGTATGGGGGAGAGCGGGTCCCATCTGGGCAATCCGGGGGGTGGGGGGCCTAGGGGGGCGTTTCCGGGCGTTTTCGGGCCTCCCCCCCGTGAAACTTTACTTTTGGAACGGAATCGGATAGCTTGGAATCATGCAAACGACGGACAGCATCGGGCAGTCTGATAGCGCGGCGTGGGCTACGAGGAGATCACCATGTTTGAATACAAACGTGTTGGCGGTATCCGGTTCTTCCGGGTTGGGCAGTTCGGGTTCAGTTGTTATGTGACGCGCAAGCATCCACCCTTGCTAGGTGAGGCGGTGTGTTGGGGCGTGGCAGCAGTGTGCTACGCAGTGTCGTGTGTCCAGCTTGTTGACATCTTCAACAATTGGTAATTCAACGGGGGGCTTCGGCCCCCAACTTAGGAGAGCATCATGAAGATCATTACTTGGAACACAGGGCGTCTGTATTCTGACAAGGGACAGCGCATTGCCGCCACTCAGTTAAACGATGGCCGCGTTATGTTTGTCGACATCGACCGTGGTTTGGAATATGTAACGGCTAAGCCGTGCGACCTTGGGCAGAGCGCAGTTATGGCTTGCTACGACTACAACCAGACTGACTATCACCGTGATGAAGAACGGTTGGCGCTACTGAAAGACGCTGCTCGCGCTATCTGATCTGTGCTCCGGGGCTTCGGCCTCGGAGCTTTTTTGTGGCCCACAGATTTGATGCCAGTTCTTTGTCGTCGGGCGCGTGCGGCGCGGGCGCGGGCAAGCGCGTTATATAACGGTCTACCCCCCCGTAGAACTTTACATTAAACCCCAATGTGGTATTGTCAATCCATCGCAAGGGATTGCGATATTTCAAACCCTTTTTACCAATAGGTGGTTATCATGGCAAAATCCAATGCCAACACGTCCGCTTCCGCAATTCAAACCAATTCGGTTGAATTAGACTCTTTTGTATCTTTGCGTGATTTAGGATATAAACAAGCGAGGGTTTCCGGTATTCTGGAATCGCAAGCCAAGTATGCGATGGATAAGATTCCAAACTTTCCATTCGAAAAGATGGAAAAGAAATACCGGGACGAATTGTCTCAGGGTTATCAATTGCGGTATTCAGAAATGTACCCTAATACAGAGTATGCAATCATTGACGGCAATTATTTGCCAGTCTCTGAATTGAGTGAAGAGTCGAAAGACGCTAAACTCGAAAAGGTAACGATTGGCATTGATTATATTATGTCATTTAGCACTCAGCAATGGGGTTCTTTCAGAACTAGTAAAGACCCGCAATTAGCTAAGTTATGGGTAAGGTTTAACCCTCGTCGGATTGCATTTAGTGATTACTGTACACGTAGAATTGGTGACTTAGTTACTAAGGCTAAGAGTTTAATTGCTGAGTCTGAGGGTAAGAGTCAGAATCGTACTGCAACAAAAGCATTCGGTGATTATGTTTCCGAATCGTTTGAGACTTTTAAAACGCGTTGCAAAACCGCACACATTCAACGCGGTGATGTAACAGCTAATACTAAATTGCTGGATGAAGCAATTGCCGCATTCAATGCGGTTTGGTTAAAAGGGTAATTAAACTAATTACCGATTATGGGTCGCTGGCCGCAAGGTCAGCGGCCCTTTTTTTTGGCCCAGCGGGGCTGATGCCAGTTCTTTGTGGTCGCGCGTGCGTAGGGCGCGTGGTCGAGCGTGAGGCAACGCCGTTATTTAACGATCCACGTATACGTGGATTTCATTTTAGAAACCAAATTTTCTATCTTTACCATCATTTTAGAAACCAAATTTTCTATCTTTATTTTTGTTCCAAGCCCTCTTCATGTAGGAACAGAGAAGTACAGGGTAAGTCTTTGATTACAAAGGAATGTTCCATTTGTTCCATTTGTTCCACGTTTTTTAGGGGGTGACCTTATAACGAGTTTTTTTCGTGTTGAGGCAAA